CTGCTGCGGCACGAGGAGTCCAGCCGCGACGCCTGCCAGGACTGGGAGCTGGCCAACGACCGGCCGTGCCAGCTTTGCATCAACGTCGACCGAGACGACCCCACGGCCCTCGCCCACCTCATCGAGTGCGACGACGACACCGCCAAGCGCATCAACCTGGTGGACAACAAAGCGGCGGACGACGGCACCTACGACGACGAGGCGCTGGCCGCCATCATCGGCTCACTGGAGGGCGGTGTCGTCGGCACCGGCTTCACCGACGACGAGGCCGACTCGCTGCTCGCCCGGTTCGAGGAGGAGGAAGTCGTCGCGTACACCGCGCCGGCGGTCGCCGAGTACAACGACTCCCCGGAAGAGCGCCAGGCCCGTGTGGAGCGCCTCGGCGGGGAGAACAGCCAGCCGTACGAGTCGCGTGGCGTGCGGGACATCTTCCTCGCCATGCCCAACGCCGAGGCCGACGAACTGGGCCGCTGCATCATGGCACTGCGCGAGCACTTCGGCGCCATGAGCCAGAGCGAGATCGTTCTGCGGGCGGCCCGGGTCGCCGTGGCGGTGATGGACGGAGCCGACTCCGGACTGACCCTCGCGGAGTGCCTCAGCCGGGGTGAGGAGATCTACGCCCCGGAGGAGACCGAGGACGCGGCGTGACCGCCCCGCCCGAGCTTCTCCCCGGCATGGACTTCCGGCAGCCGTCCCTTCGGCGGGCCGTGTTCCTGCGCTTCTACGAATGGTCCGTGCGGCACCGGTCGTTCCCCGGCGGGGTGCACTACGTGCTGCCGCACCTGGCCGACGTGCTCGGCTGGGACACCGAACAACGGTTCTGGGCAGCGTTTCTCAACGCCAACACGCAGAACCCCGTCACCACGCTGCTGCTCATGCAGGCCGCCCCGCGTCCGACCGACACCCCCAATGCGCTGGCGTTCTGGCAGAGGCACTACCGCGAGCTGGAGTGGGACACCGACCGCCGCTACCACAAGGCCCGGTTCGGCGACGCAGTGGACGGCTACCTGCGCCTCGTCGGCTCCGGACCGGGGGCGCAGACCCGGTACTTCCGCCGGCCGCACGAGTGGGGGTCCTGGTGGGAGGCGGCTTCAGCCGTCCCGACCATGGGCCGGCTGTCCACCTGGAGCTACCTGGAGTATCTGCGGATTCTGGAGTGCGGGGCGCCGGACGCGGACACACTCATGCTCACCGATATCCCCGGCTCCCGCAGCCACCGCAACGGCCTCGCCCTGGTGGCCGGACACGACGAGTGGATCTCGGACAAACAACTCGGCAAGGCTCCGGTCAGCTACACCCCGGACGTGCTCAGCGAGCTGGCGTCCGTCGGCTACGGCCTGCTGCGTGAGGTTGCCCGCCGCGTGCCCGGAGACCGAACGGTCGGCTACCTGTCGCTGGAATCGGCCCTGTGCACTTACAAGAGCTGGCACAAGCCGAACCGGCGGTATCCCGGCGTCTACAACGACATGCTGCACGACCGGCTCGTGCGGGCTGAGAACCGCTTCGGCCGCCGCTTCGGCGTCATCTGGGACGCCCGGCGCGAGGCTCTGCCCGCCCGGCTGCGGCTGGAGGACAACCCCGGCGATCCGGGCTGCGTGCCGGTCAAACAGAACTGGTACCTGACCACCGGCCAGGTCATCGGCATGGCGGAGGAGTGGCCGTGCTTCACCAACGACTTCGACCGCATGGTGCGCGAGGGCGTGTTCGGTGTGAGGGAGCGAGCGTGGATCTGAACCAGGCACTCATCTGCGGGCGGTGGGAGATGCCACTGGCCGAGCACAGCGACAGCAGCCGGTGGTTCGTGGACTGGGTACGCCGGGACGCGAAGCAGGCCAGCGCTCACGTCACCGCCGGGTACTGCGCCTATCGCGCGCTCAGCCTGATCTACACCCCGGACGAGCTGCGCACGGCGGAGGAGTTCTTCGGCGGTCTGGGCTGCCAGTCGCTCATCATCAACGACTTGTGGCAGCCGGAGCAGCACACCATCCACGAGCAGCACCCGGCCGCCGTGGAGCACCTCCGCTCCCTGCTGCCCTGGGCGGACGTGTGGCACTCCGACTCGTACGGCGTGGAGCCGGTCGGGGCGGACCTGGTCGGCCTGGACTTCGGAGATCTGACGGCGTGGCGGCTGCGCGAGGGCCAGACCCACCGGCGGCTGCTGGACGCGGTGTTCGCCCGGCGGCCGAAGGCTGTGGTGCTCACGGACATCGCAGGGCCCCGGCTGCACCTGCACCGCGAGAGGTACGGCGAGGTGCTCGGGGCGGCCAGCCTGCCCAACTACCCGACGTATCTGGAGGCGCTGGTGCGCTGGTTCCAGACCACGTACGACTACGCGCTGGTGCGGGGCTACTGGCAGAGCTGGTCCACCGTGCTCGCCCTGGTCCCGGCGGAGAACTTCATCGGCCTCGGAGCGCTGAACCCCGTCCCCGAGAAGCCCCGAGGAATCGAGATCCTGTGATGGACCTGGACACCTGGCTGAGCCCCGTGGAGAACCGCGACGGCCGTCTCTACAAGCGGGAAGACCTCGCCGCGCTGCCGGTCGGCGTCAACGGCTCCAAGCTGCGCGCCTGCGAGCACCTGATAGGCCGGGCCGCCCGAGCGGGAGCCAAGCGCGTCATCTCCGCCGCCTCGGTGCTCTCCCCGCAGAGCGCCATGGCCGCCGTCCTGGCGCAGCGTCACGGCCTCGGGTGCACGGTCGTCGTCGGCGGCACGAAACCCAGCACAGCCATCCGCCACCCGTCGGTTCGCATGGCCGTGGACCACGGCGCCTCGCTGGAGTTCGCGGCCGTCGGCTACAACCCGGCGCTCCAGTCCTACGCGCGCAAGCTCGCCGCGCTCGACCCCGACGCCTACTGGCTCCAGTACGGCATCACCACCCCGCCCGCCGCTGGCCGCGAGGAGCTGCGCGCCTTCCACGACGTCGCCGCCCGGCAGACCGCGAACCTGCCGCGTGAGGTGGAGACGCTGGTGGTGCCGTTCGGCTCGGGCAACACGGCCGCCGGGGTGCTCATGGGCCTGGCGCAGCGCTCACCGGCGGACCGCCCGGAGCGCATCGTGCTCGTGGGCATCGGACCCGACCGGCGGACCTGGCTGGAGGACCGCTTCGCCGCGATGGGCCTGCGGATCCCGGTCTATAAGCACCTGGACCTGCACGGCTCCGGATACGCCACCTACGGCGACAAGATGCCCGGCACCGCCGACGGCATCCGTCTGCACCCCACCTATGAGGGCAAGGTCGTGCGCTACCTGAACGAGCACCGGCCCGACTGGTGGGCCCGGCGCGACGGCACGACATGCCTGTGGATCGTGGGAGGGCCGATCTCGTGATCAATGAGCTGCTGTACCTCGTCGGCCCGCCCGGCGCTGGAAAGTCCACCCTCGCGCGAGAGCTGCGTACCGGCTGGGACACGGAGGTCGACCGGCACCACCCCGTCCCGCACACCCGGTTCAACAACCCGGCAACCGGCCGGACCATCGGCCTGGAGCTGGGAGTGCCCCGGCCGGAGTTCCCCGGCACCGACGCCCTGGCCATGGACATAGGCCCTCGGGCGCTTCAGTTCCTCTCCTCCAGCTACCTGCACTTCGCCTTCGGCGAGGGCGCGCGGCTGGCCACGCGGCCGTTCCTCAGCGGCCTCGCGCAACAAGGCGTCGCCGTGACCGTGGTGGAGCTGGTGGCGCCGCAGGCGCTGCTGGACGAGCGGTGGCGCGAGCGCGGGGCGAAGCAGAACCCCACCTGGCGCAAGGGCGCGGCCACCCGGGCGCAGCGCATCGCCGAGTGGGCGGCCGGGGCGCCGGGCGTGCGGCTGCGGTGCATCGACGTGGGGGAGTACGGCCTGTCGGAGATGGCGGACGAGGTGCGCGACGCCTTCCCGCCTATAGCCCTGGAGGTGAACCGGTGATCTCGATCCGCCTGCGCTCCCGCATCAGCAAACAGGAGCTGGACGAGAAGGTCGGCAAGGTCATCGGCGACGACGCCTACAATGTGCTGCTGACCGGCCCATCACGTGTGTTCATGCCCGACGGGAGACCGCTGTGCGTCTACCTGCCTAGGGCGGTGCGGGACGTCGTCACCGAGGAGCAGTACGGGATTCTGCATGATCTGAGGAGGACGACCACGGGGAACCGGGGGCCCGCATCCGGGTCCAAGGCCGTGCGGGCCGGCGGACAGAAACGCCAGTACTTCAAGGCGGTCAGCTCCAACATCCTCGGTGCGTTCGACCCGGGAGGCACGTTCAAGTTCTGCCGTCTGACCGCCTGGACGGGGAAGAACCTCCCGCAGTGGGGGGCGTTGCGTCCGGCTCTCCAGGCCGTCGCGGACAACATGCGCGAGCACGTCCCCGACCGCTACGCGGCACAGATGGAGGAGATCGACCGGACGCACCCGGACTGGGTCGTGCCCGGCACCCCGTTCACGACAATCACGGTCAACAACACGTACCCGACAGGCGTGCACACCGACAAGGGCGACCTGGACAAGGGCTTCAGCACCATCTTCTGCCTGCGCCGTGGCGAGTACACCGGCGGCCTGTTCGTCTTCCCGGAGTTCCGCGTTGCCGTCGACCTCCAGGACGGCGACCTGATCCTGATGGACGCTCACCAGTGGCACGGGAACACGGCCCTGGTCTGCGCGTGCGGGGAGAAGCGGACCGCCTACTGCGACACCTGCGGGGCCGAACGGATCTCGGTCGTCAGCTACATGCGCACCGCGATGACCAAATGCGCCAGCGAGGCCGAGGAGATCAGCCGGGCGCGGGAGTACCGCGAGCGCACCAAGGGCGTCGTCCGTTAACCGTTAGGAAGGCTAAGGACTATGGCGAAGGGTGACCCACCCCACCACCAGCCCAGCCACCGGGCCCACGTGGCGAAGCGCCGCACGCGAGCCATCGAGTTGAAGAACCGGGGCCTGAGCTGGCAGCAGGTCGCGGAGCAGATGGCCCCCGATTACCCGGAGTACCTGGACGGCGACGGTCACCCCTCGGCGGCTACCGCGTGCGTGGACGTCTCCCGCGCGTTGAAGCAGGCGAACCGCGAGCTGGCCATGGGCCTGGAGGAGTACCGCGAGGCAGCGCGGATGCGGCTGGACGGGCTGCGCCGCCAGGTGTTCGCCGTGCTCGCCCGGCCGCACTACGTGCTCCACGCCGGGCAGATCGTCCGTGACGACGACGGTCAGCCCCTGCGCGACGACGGCGTGGTCCTCGCGTGCATCGACCGACTGCAACGCATCGAGGAGCGACAGGCGAAGATCGACGGTACGGATGCCTCGGAGAAACTCACGATCGCGCTCGACCGGCGTGTGGACGAGGAGACGGCCGTGGTCGTGGAGGCCATCCTGGCCGGCGCCAACGCGGTGGAGCTGGAACCCGCACAGCGGCAGCGGATGCTGGAGGCCGCTGGCGCGCACCTGCGTACCGTGGAGGGCGAGGTCATCTCGGAGACGGAGGACCAAGGGTGAGCAACGGGACGCAGACCGGCCCGCATCCGTTCACGCGGGCCGGATGGCGGCGGTGGCTGTGCGTGCACTGCTACGCCCCGAGGAGCCTGCACCCCCGGCGGGGCTGGGTACGCGCCCGCCCCCTCGGGGACCGACGGTACATCTCGGCCGACGCACCGCACTTCCGTGAAGGCTGGTAGGTGCCTGCGCGAATCGGTGCCATCATCCGGGCCCACCCACGACACAGGAGGCAGACGTGCCCCTCCCCACCGACGGCTTCACCACCGCCAGCGTTACCTACTCCCTCGCCACCAGCGACAACCTGCCGGTGAGCATCACAGTGCGGACGGACAACGCGGGCCGGCGCGAGGCGTTCGAGCTGTTCCAGCCGTACCTGGAGGCGGCCCTGAACCAGCTCCGCACCGACTACGCCGACGGCACCGAGCAGGAGGTGCT